ATATATTACACCTAGTATGGTAACAAAAAAGTATTTTTCTTTACACTTTTGTAATTTATGGTAACAAATATTTAATTATTTTGTTTTTTGATAATTATATATTTTCACACCATAAATGGTAACAAATTATTTTATAGATAATTATTTATGCTCTTAATAAGTGTTGAAAATATATCAAAGTTTTCAACTCTTTTTGTAACTTTTGACACAGATTTGTTACCCAATATGGTGTAAAGTTTATATATAAATTTTCTTTTATGTATTTATTTTTTAACTACAATCTCCAAAATAATTTAACTATTATCTTACCTATTATGCTGTTAAATTTGTAAAAATTATTATCTCAATAAATATTAATTCAGGGAGATAATTAAAATAGATTTAGGCAGTTCTTCGAACATGGCTTTGCCTGCCTAAATCTCTTACCAAGAAAGCAACAACAAACCCTATCTTTTTACAGACATACTAATCAATTAGAGTCCGACAAGTGAAAATCGGTATTCACATCAAAGTAACTTAATAATTTAATCAGATAAATAGTCCAAGGCATCACCTAAGCCTCGGAATGCCTTGGACTTTATTAACCTATTTAAATCATCTCTAATTTTAGATTTGTGAGATTTATTATTATTTTTCTTTCTTTTCTTTTTTTTAACAGGTCCAAGGGTTACAATATTGTTGGTAGTTTTGTTGGTAGTTTTGTTGGTAGTAGAATGGTTGTTGTTAGTAGGAATCATGATGGTGTATATTGTAACATTTTTAGGATTGAATTAAATCAACTTTCCAATCTCAAATAAATATGGATTAAGAATTAAAGAGTTTTAAGGAAATAAATAACAATAATAACCAAAATAATTTATCTTGAATATAATATATATATTAAATGGGGATTTGTTGGGGGTTAGCGAATAAATGTATTACACATCACTCTAAAGAATTATATATAGAAAATGAAGAAAGACATTTTCAAAGAGCATGTCCAGGTTATAAGGACACGCTTGAAAAGAAAGAAAAAAGAAGAAAGAAATCCGAACAAGAATTTTTGGAAAGTCTCAAAAAACACAGGATTTGGATGGGAAAAAACATATCTGATAATGATATAATTGAAAACTATAAAAAATTTACAATAGAAATGTGACAATTTTTTGAGAATATGTTAAGGTGTATCGGGATGTGTTTTTTAATGAATCTCTTTTTATTGTATATTAATGTTTGATGCTGGCAAGTTTAAATACGTCTTTTGTCAAAAATTTAAAAGTTAAAAACAAAATAGGAATAGTTAATGAAACCTTAGCACCTGTAATCTTCAGTTCTTTTTTGTAGTTTAAATATCAACTTTTTTTTGTTTAATGTTTTTTACTATATTTTTAAGTCTTCAAAAATAAAAGTGGAGAGAATTGGTACTTCTATTTCTTTGTTATAATTGAAAATATTTTAATCTAGCTTTCCAATTATAACTTTTACACTTCTTCCATCACAAGTATACTTCTTTTCTACATAGTCCGTTCGTGAAAAATGAATCGGATCAAAAATCATTACAGTTGGATTATCCCAATATACTAATACTTTTACCTCAGACACATTACTACTATTCAAAGCTGAACTCATTATATCTTTTATTTGTTCCTCCGTCGGAGGCCAGACATATTCTTCTATTTTATTTGACATTTATTAAATTAATTTATTCTCTTCTCCTTAAATTAATTTAATACTTTCTTAGTGACCTTTTTTTAGTTCCTTTTTTTAAGTTTTTATTTACTTGATTTCTTGTAAATATAAATTGAATTTGTTTAAAAAGATAATATCATAGTCAATTATTATGCCGAAAAAAAAGAAATCATCAAAGGATTATAGAAAACAACATATACCAAAAGCCCTTCGAGAACAATGTTGGATTCATAATTTTGGAAAAAAATACGAACACAAATGTTATATTAAATGGTGTTCAAATAAAATTACGGTCTTTGATTTCCATGTAGGACATAATATTCCAGAATGTAAAGGTGGAAAATTATGTCTAGAAAATGTAAAACCCATTTGTTCCAGATGCAATCATTCTATGGGATCCAGATATACTATTACGGAATGGATGAAACTTGATGAAAATATCAAACAACCCACATGTTGCTTCTAAGTAAATTTTGTGGATTAAAAAAAATCATAAAAAAAATTGCCCTAATAAATTGAAAAATAAAAAAAAATATAAAAAATAAATATATATGTTATCTAAACTTCTAAGACAAATATCACAAGTACAATATTATTCCAATCCACAAAAAACTCCTTATCACGAAGAAGCATTGACAAAACTATTTATTAATAATGGTTTTAAACAATTTCCTAATTCTTACATAACTTTCAGTAAAAAAGAATTTTGGAAAAATCATCTTAATCCAAATTGGGATAAACATAACAACATACCTAATAATGTATTTATAAGCCAACCATTTGGAACTCAAGCTCCTCCCGATTTTATATTTAAATATAAAAATATATTAATTCCATTTGAAGCCAAATCATCAAAAGATACAAAACCCGCATATAACGGAACATTACCACACCGTTATTGTATTTATGCTTTCACTTCCAAAAAATATAATAAACATACTATATTTCTGGGAAAAGATGTTGTCACACAGAAAAAAAGAGAATATCTTGAAAATTTATCTTATAAAATAGAACTACTTATTAAAGAAGCAGAAGAAAAATATTTAAAGGAAAACCCAACAGAAGAAAAACAAAGAGGATTTTATCTTTATCATAGAGCAAAATACGAACAAAAATGTACGCATATTTCGTGTTCAAATAATTACTTTACTCACCCCGATAAAGACAAATGTGAAAAAAATGTTATTGATTGGATTGAAAGTCTTGAAATTAATTAATATATATTGGAACTATCTCTGCCAATTCCTTGGTATTCAACGCGTTATTTCCACAATATAATTCTATAAAACTTTTTGTTTTTTCACTTTTTAATGAATTTATTATTAAATTATATTTTTTTAATAATACATTTCTCTCCAACTCTTCCAAACTTTTTATACAAATTAAATGATTCTCTATCAAATATTTTTTTTCCATATCTATTAAACAATAACTAAACTTATACTTACCCTTTCCATATCCTCTATTTACAACTAATAATAAATCCGTTGAACCCTCTTGGTCTATAAAATTCTTCTTTTCAGGGTTTTTATAATCTTTTATACCTAATTTATTATCTACTATATCACTACTATAAACTAATCTGGTTTTCGTATTGTCATCTGTAAGCTTATCTTTTACTTGATTCCATACTACATTTCCTACTTTCACTTCAAAATTCATATTTTTTAAACTTGTAGCGCCTTTATAATATTCTTTTAACCTTTTTATCCCTTCTTTCGTGTTAAATATTATATTTTTATCAAAAGTTAGGGCATATTTTTTATTTATAACCTTTGATTTCTTTTTTTGTACGATTAATACAATTGTTTCCTGTCCTGTTTCTATATATTTCTCCCCGGAATGATCCTTTATACTCACTATTTTATAATTATCAATAATATATTGTCTTAATTTATTATAATAATTACAATTTAAGAAGTTTTTTGGCAATACAAATGCCAATAATCCATTCATTTTTAATTCAAATAACCCCTTGATTATAAATAATATGAATATATTAGGTCTTCCATCAAAATATTTATGATATTTCGTGTCAACACTCTTTTTTGGCATTACAAAATAGGGTGGATTACCTATTATTAGGTCATATTTATCTTCTGGTACATATTCTAGATAATCTTGATTCATCAAATTTACATTATTTACATGTTCTAGTGCCTTTATTTCAGTAAATATAGTATTGTTTAACTCTATTCCATCTATTTTCACATTTTCAAAGGATTTATCTATTTCATTTATCACTTGACAAGATCCACAAGAAGGTTCCAATACTCGGTTTATTTTTTTATTATGTTTTTTACAAATATTTATCATATCTATCACAATATTTTTTGGTGTAAAATATATACCATTTTGCTTTTTTTCGTTATTATCTAACTTTTTTGTTAAATCCTTTGACAAGGAAGAAAACTGTTCATTCATTTTAAATATATTAAACACGAATAATATATTTAAATCAATTTTACACATAGTGCTTGTTTTTTAGTGCCTTTTTTAAAGTTTTTTATAAATGGAATTAAAATATAACAACCATACAATATTATATGAACTGTTTTGAATTATTTGCGGGGTGTGGTGGTTTAGGTCATGGTTTCCATAAAGAAAACTTTAATATTGTAGTAGCAAATGAACTCGAAGAAAATATAGCTGTAACATATAAACATAATTTTCCTGATACAAATGTTATAGTTGGAGATGTTACTCAAAAATCAATTAAAGAAAAGATTTACAAGGCTTTTGAAAATAAAGACTGTGATATAATATTGGGAGGACCTCCTTGTGTTGCTTATTCTATGTCCGGTCATAGAAATTCTAGAGATCCTAGAGGACAATTATTTAAGGATTACGTTGAATTTGTTAAAGTATTGAAACCCAAAGTATTTGTTATGGAAAATGTAAAAGGTATCCTTACAATTTTACATGATAAACCTAATTTAATACCTGAAGAAAAAAAATTAGCCGACGAATACTATGTATTGGAGGAAGAAAAACTAAAACTATCGGCAGAGAAAAAACACTTATCTGTTAAAAAAAAGAAAAAGACAAGTATTCCCGTTGTTAGAAATAAAAGACTAATAAAGGAAGTTAACTCAAAAATTAAAAAAATGAAAAATGATATTCCCAAATTTAGAATGAAAGTAACAGATATTATTACAACAACATTCGAAAATATGGGATACAACGTCCAAATGAAATTGTTGAATTCAGCTAATTATGGTGTTCCACAAAAAAGAGAAAGGGTTATATTTGTAGGTGTTATAAATGATATTACTGAAAAATTTGAATATCCTCTTTCCACCCATAATAAAGAAGGAATTGATGGTAAATTAAAATGGATTAGTGTTAAAGAGGCCATCGATGATTTAAAAGATTTACCTGAAGATTTTGAAAATTTACAACAAATATATACCAAACATACCCCAAAATTCATTCAAAAAATTGAAAATACAGAAATTGGTTCAAGTGTTTTAAAAAAATATTCTGAATCATTTTATAGATGTTATCCTGACCGACCATCTAATACTGTCAAGGAAAATCACGGTGGAGTATTCGTTCATTATGAAAAAAATAGAGTTATGACTCCACGAGAATTGGCTAGATTACAAAGTTTTCCGGATGATTTCGTATTTAAAGGTACAAAAAGCAGCATGTTAATTCAATTAGGTAATGCTGTTCCTTGCGGACTATCTAATGCTATCGCAAAACAAGTTAAAAAACTACTTTAATTCATATTGATTCTATTGGATCTGGGATAAATTCTACATTTTCTTCTGGATCGGCATTCATTACTACTTCTTTGTAAATTTTCATCGTTTTTCGTTTTTCATATGCTTTTATTGGATTTGACATTTTTTTACATAATTTTGAGATTGCGTTTCCCATATATATTTAAAGCTATATTTTTTTACTTTGTTTCTTCCTAATTTATATTTTTTACGTTGATGATAAGATATTATAAATGATATTATTCTTTTATTGATTCCATCGCCTCCTTTATGGAAGCTAATTTTGCTAGCTTTTTCTTTATAATATTATCATATTTTTCCTTAATTGATGGTTCAGGGCTTATCGCTGATAATGCTTTTTGCCAGGTATCTAATTTTTTTGAATCATTATTATAACCAGGATTTTCTTTTTCCCATGCCGACAAGGTGTCTACTAGCTTGAACTTAGTATTTGATACAACGTTATTTAGTTGACTCCCGTCGTCTTTTATCCAACCTTCTTCATTTTTTACCATAAATTTCAATCTTTTCTCATCTGTGGAATGAATCGGTCTATCTGTAGGGCTTAAATCTCCTAACGATTTGGTTAGTATGCTTACCATACCTTCAACATACCCATTCTTGGTTGTATAATCCAAATCCTTTATTGATAGATTTATACTATTTACAAAATCTTTTAATGTTAGAGCATTTTTACAATGTCCATTCAAAAATAGATTTACGTTGATATAATTATTATTATTAATAATTTGGTTATTGGTTATATGCTGAATAATCATCTGTGGTTTTGTTTTGGGTTTACAAGTTTTTTTGTGTCGATACAACCCCATTCTGCTCTTGTATTTCTTAATACAATTTTCACATTTATAATTTTTTACTCCTTTTTCTAGCACACATGTTACATTTTGGTTACATTTTTTTTGATGCTTTTTGGTAAGCAAATGTCTGTCCCAATTTGATTTTTGTGATGCTGTATAGTCACAACATTCACAATAGTTGTAAAAACTCGCTTTTACTCCTTTTTTGTCTAAAGATGGCATTATGTTACAATATATATATTTTGTCCAAAATATTTCTAAGTATTTTACGCAAAAGTTCCTTTTTTTTAGTGCCTAAAAATTGGTTGTAGGTAACTGTTTTCTCAAAATATTTTGTAAATCCCTACATTATGGACTAAACCATTTTTTGCACCTTTTTTCAGAAAGAACTTATATGAAATATTGCATTTTGGACAATTAATAAATGTCCAAAACACAATATAAGGGTAAAGAGTTATACAAAAAAACTGTCGTGCCTTTTTTTTAGTGCCTTTTTTTCTTAAAAACGAAACATTTCTGCGACTTTTTTGGAAACAGCTAACATTTGGTGACACATTTTTTTGATACTTATTGGTAACAAATGTTTATTCCAATCATTTTTTCGTGATGTAATATAGTCACAAAAACCACATTTAAATGATTTGCGACTTTTGCGACTTTTTTTGTCTAAAGGTGACGACATGGTGACAGATACATAAAATAGACAAAAACTGTCGAACCTTTTTTTTAGTGCCTTTTTTTATAATAAAAACTGTCGAACCTTTTTTTTAGTGCCTTTTTTTATAATAAAAACTGTCGAACCTTTTTTTTAGTGCCTTTTTTTATAATAAAAAATGTCGAACCTTTTTTTTAGTGCTTTTTTTTCAGTTCATTAGTTATAATATAATATCAATATTATTTATAATGAAGTTAAGAGACGGTATTCTCCTAGTTGTTGTTGTTCTTTTATTTGTTATTTTAGCATATTTAGTATCAAGTAAAAATCCTAAACGAAGTTTTCTTACACCAGTTATAGTTCCAATTAGAGGATTTTTTGGTTACCCTAGACATAATAACACTACTATTGTTGTAGGCGGAGGTAGCTCTTCAAGTAGTTCCAGTAGTTCCGGCGGTAGTTCTAGTGGTAGTTCTAGTGGTAGTTCTGGTGGTAGTTCTGGTAGTTCTGGTTCTAGTAGTTCTAGTTCGTCTTCAGGACCAACCATGACTGGACCAATTACTACACCAAGTGTAACTCCACCTGGACCTGTAGGCCCTTTTTCACTTTTAAATTAATATATTATAAAAAATGTCGAACCTTTTTTTTAGTGCCTTTTTTTCATATATTGATTCGAAGTGTAAAAACCTAACCTTTATTTATAATAGTATATTAATGATTACAGATCAATTAAAACCCAAGGGATTTATATTTGTTAAACAAGAAGAAAATTCAGACTATTCTCTGTGTAGAGTAGGTGTAAATGCCGGACAAATTAGTAAAGATATTTTAGATAAAAGCGAACAAAGTCATTATTTTATAAAATTAAAACAAAATAGTGATCTTTTCATAATTAAATATCAAGGAATACATTGGGATTATCATAATATAACGGAACCCATATCAAAAAATAAATTTATACAAGAGATTAATAGAATAAATAATTATACAGGTAAAGCTTCCACTTGATAACAAAACAAGAGTGAATCGTAAGGTAAGGGCGGAACATAAGGCTCTTGGGGTATAAAGCACCGTGCAAAATATATTTTTCCATAATACTCTGGTTTATGTGCTGGTTTTCGCGTAGATGTAAATTGTGACTTAGATTCTTGTGGTTGGGTTCTAGAATGCCAAATTTTTGCGTGGTTACACGATGAACAACTTTTATTACCATCACGATGATATTGTTGACAATTACATCTTTTAAATTCACAATTAAATCTTGAAGGCATATAATTTAACACGTTATCTTTTCTCTAATCCATTTCAGAAAATTGATGTCAATTATTTATCTTTTTTATCAATTAAAAAAAATGGCATCTTATTTGATTGATAAACTCGAAGCCTTGAAAGAAGATGAGAATAAACTCAAGGAACAGCAGCGTATTCTCCATGAAGAGATTGAATTAGAGATAGAAAAGAAGCGTAGATTAGAATTAGATGGTACAATTATCAAATTAAGAACACAAGTAGGTGAAATTGCTAAAAATATTGAAGGTAAAATTATGAGAGATAATTTCCCACTTTTAAGAGAGCAAGAAACTACTGATTATCAAAAGGCTTGTACTGAGTTTAGTAAGAAAGTAAATAAAGGATTAATTGATGACGATGAAGCAAAAAAACAAAAAAAATATTTAAGAGATAGAAAACAGAAAGAGGATGCGAAATATCGTGAATGGAGGGATAGTTCTGGTGAAATGAAGATGAACGACGAAAAAATTACATTAGAGAAATTCAAAGATAACTTAAGTAATGTTAATAAAGAAATAAAGGATAAATGTCATATGCGCAACAATCGTTTAGGAAAGTCATATATAGAACTTCCTCAAGAAATTAAGATTTATGATGACATTATACCTATATTTACAACAATGATAGGTATTATGAAAAAACAAGAGTTTGAGATTGATAATTTAAAACAAAGGATAGAGAGTCTTTATTCGCTCAATTAAAACGACTTAATATTTGTCACATTTGGTTCGAACAGCTCATTACATATAATTTAACACGTTAATTTCTCCCTAATCCATTTACGAATATTGTCATTTGTTGGATTTAATATTTTTAATAAACCATCGATATAATATGGTTTTAAATCATCTGTAGTTTCTTTATCTTCTATCATTAATATCGTATTATATACTACTTTTAATAAGCGTTTATCATATGTTTCTTTGATATTTTGAAAAACAGTATCAATATTAATAGAGTCTTCTGCCGCATCTTTAAATAAATCAGGAGATTCTAAAGATAATACATTTTTATAAAGAGCCAAAGTATGAGTAATAGCGGTTTGTTCCGCTGCGGAATAAGTAATAATTAATTTTTCAATACCATTTATAGCACTTTTTAAAATATGATTATAAATTTTATTATCTTCGCTTTTATACCATTTATAATAGCGACGAATAGCATGAAATAAATAATATAAATCATCCTTACCATCACTATTATACCACCTCCAAACCCCTTGAAAATAAGATGGTGGATGTAAGCGTAATATATTATCACTAACACTAACCTTTGTACCTATAGGTGATTGTGATAATAAAGCTAATTGAACCATAACTTGTAAAGGTTCTAATATCATATCACTTCGTTCTTTTCGACTTGTAAGTTCCATATTATTATTACCTCTGCTTATGTGTTTATACTTTTTCATTAATTTATAAATTTTTTGTGTTTTTTTAATACCACCTATAACATTCCACCCCATATAAGCATAATTCATATATAATATTATACAATATTAAAAGTTATATAAAAGAACACCCTTTGATTATGTAGTATGGATTTACAAGAAGAAGAATTAAAAGAGTTTTTATTTCCAAAAGATGATCAAAGATTGAGTAAATTTAATGGATTTAATACAGAACAACAATTAAACAGTATTTTTATTGGTAGTGTAATAAGTGAAATAGGAGAAGACAAATATATTAGATTAAAATCTGGAGAGAATCAAACAGAAAAGGATAATTTAAAACAAATGTATCAACATGAAAATAATGAATTACGTGAAAGATTGAAAAGAATAGAAAATAACAAGAGAGAAAGGGAAAGAGAATATATAAGAGAAAAAACAGAGATTAGAGAAACTATTAGAACAGATTTAAATAACCAACACGCTCAAAAATATATCGATATGGAACAAGATATATTAAAATATAAAAATAGATGTGATGACTATACTGAAAAAAGGATGGATCATCAGACAGAAAATAATAATAAAATTCTTTTACAAAAAGATGAGATGGAGAGAAAGTTAGACGATCAGAGAAAAGATTATGAAGAGAAATTAGAAAAATTACGTGAAAAAATCGAGAATATGGTTGTATTAACATCAAATTCAACAAAGAAAGGGCAAGAGGGTGAAGATTGGACCTTTAATCAATTATTAAGGTTTTTTCCAAGAGCACAAATAGAAGATTGTCATTCTGTCAAACACAGAGGTGATTTTATAATTAAAGATAAATATATTGGAATGGTAGATTCGAAAAAATTCAAAGGTAATGTTGGGAAAAGAGATGTTGACAAATTCAAAAGCGATATGGAAACAAATAGTGATTTTCAATATGGTATATTATGTGCTCTTGATTATGGTATTGCTGCAAAGCAAGATTTATCATTAGATTTTGTAAGTGGTAAGCCTATTGTATATATTCATAAAGCTTGTGAAAATCCACAAAAAATATTAATGGCAAGTAATGTATGCAAATTAATATTGAAAAATATCGATTGTTTTGATATAACAAAAGAAGAAAACCAACTAGTCATAAAGGAAAAAACAAAATCAATCTTAAAAATCAAAAAAAAGATGATGAAACAAATTTCTGATTTTAGTGAAGGTATGTTAGAATTAATGGAGGAACAATGGACCGAACTAGAAGCTGTATTGAAACAAATTAATGTCAAGCTTTAATATATATGTGGTATTTTTGTAAATATAAAGATAGTTTAGGCAAACCAAAAAAAGGCCTACATTCATATAGAGTATTTGATATAGCGGTTATAGATGTTTTATTTACATTAATACTAGCTAAATTTATACAATATCATTTATTAGAAGAATGGGACTTTTTATTAATATTAGTTTGTTGTTTTTCAAGTGGAATTATATTACATAGAGTATTTTGTGTAAAAACTACAATAGATAAATTACTTTTTTCTTGATTTTCTAGTTTTTTTCTTTTTTAAAATAAAAAAATATAGTTTTTGGAGTTTTACTATTGTCATTTTATCGATTATTTTGGTAATGGTCTTGGAATTATATTTTTTTTTTGTTTTTTGTTTAAAAAGTCTTCTAGATGATGGGGAGTCTTTTAATTGTAATAATATTCTACGTTTAAATTCTTTGGTTGCTGTTTTTAATCTTTTTTTGTTATAGTCTGTTGCTAACCCTCCATTATCAATATGATTTCTAATTATAAAATTTTCAACATCTATCACTTTTCTTTTTCCAAATTGGTCATTTCTCCATAAACTTTTTTCTGTTATAGGTATATTATCAAACCCAGCTTCTATTACCGAGTCGTCGCCTATTATTGCCTTTATATTTTTCTGTAGGTTTCTTGTTTTTACCTTTTTTCTTGTTTTCTTATTTGTCATTTATATTATAAAATATTTTTTTATAATATAATATAAAAATGTTTGATTACAATATGCGTTTGGTTTTAATAGGAGAATGTTCGGTTGGTAAAACTGCTTTCGCCTCTAAATTAACTTATGGTTATTATCATGATAAACATAATACAACAATAGGTGTAGATTACAGCGCAAAAACAATACCTATAAATAATGAAGCTATGGTTAAATGTCAATTATGGGATACAGCCGGTCAAGAAAAATTCGCACCTTTGATAAAAACATACTACAAGAATGTAGCAGGAGTTATATTGATTTATGATGTAACACAAAGAAATACATATAATAGATTACATTATTGGATAAATGAAATACGAAAATATTCCCCTGTCGATTATCCAATATCAAAAATATTAATAGGTAATAAAATAGATTTGAATAGGGTTGTTAGTAAAGAAGAAGCTTCTACATTAGCAAAAAAAAATGGATTTATGTATAGAGAAATGAGTATAAAAAATGATTTTAATGTTGAAGAATCTTTGGTTGCTCTGGCTCAAGATATTTATGAAAATAAGGAACAAAACAAAGGTATAACAAATAGCAATATAAAATATTCAACTTTGAAACTGGAAGGAACAAAAAATAGAGATAATTGTTGTTGTATTTTCTAATATTGATATAGTTGTTTTACTATAATAGAAAAAGACCAATCACGATCACTTAGATCAACTTCAAATCCTTTATCATTTAATAATTTAATACCAAATTTTACTAATTTAACAGGACCGAAATATTTTCTTTGTTGTAGCAATTTATCCGGATTTTTATAAATTATACTAGAATCATTATCTAACGGATTTCTAGCGACTGGAAACAAAGAGAGTACATCAGGAGAATTAGGAGAATTAAATATATCTTGGACATCCCTCTGGTTGCCGTTTTCTATTTCAGCAACTGTATATTGTTGAGCTTTTGTTAAATTACTGCTTAAATCCTTATTTAACTCGTTAGTTGAACATCCTCTTTCTTTATTTCCCTCATCAGCAACATCTACACAGTCATATCCAGGAATACCAACGCCTGAATCATATTTTTGATACTTTCCTTTTCCATAGTTTTTACTCATAGTTTGGGATTTATAATAACTTGGTTGTTTTATTCGAGTATCTACAGTATCTATTATTGATATTAAATCCTTATTTGGTTTATTATTATTAAAATCATCAAGAACTAATATAAAAGTTCTTGGGCCTTTTATATCTACTGTTGATTTGGGAATAGTATATCCAGAATACATTTTATCTCCAACTGTGTTTGTTATACTTCTAAAAGGATCTTTCGCACCATCTGGAGGAGTTCTAGAACGGTTAGGTACAATATTACTATATATTGCAGTTGTTATACTTGTTGGTACTATCAATTCGGTGACTGGTGGGGGCGTGAGTGGTGTAGGAATTGAATATGTACTAGTTGTATTATAAATAGGTTGTGAAGTCGAATTTATATTTGAGCTCCATCTACAACCACTAGGGTCATATTTATAACTATGTACAGTTGAATATTGTCCTCTAAACCCCATTAACCATCCTAAATTATAATTTACTTTCCCCCCTGGTCGTGGTGGTTCTGATTCTTGTTTGGCAGAACATGGGTTGCTTGTTGTTGTTGTTGTATCATACCATTTAAACTCAACTGCCGAGAGATCTTTAAAATGATTACAAATTTTAATTTTATTATTATGTGATGTATATTTAAATTCTAGTAAAGGAAAAGGAAGATATGCATAATTTCTTGATGCATCAACAACTGTATGATTACCAGAAATATCATAATATCCTCTAAATTTATAATTTCCTGAAGGGTCTTCTCTGTTCCAAATTTGTTCATTAATTTCAGTAACTAATTGTTGTTGTGAATAATTACCTTCTTCTAATGTTATTGTGTATATAGTATCCTGACCCGGAATTTTAAATTTAAATGAATCTGTTCCATAAGCTGGACTAAAGGTATGCCATGCGTTAGGAATTTCAATATGGTCTAATGTAATAGAAATTACATTTGTTAATGGTTGTGAAAGATTTACAATATAATTTGTTGACGTATATAATCTTTTTTGGTTTGAAGAAGGATCTAAAAAAGTTGTTGTTGCATCTTCGTCATTATCTGGGTTTTCACATGATGTTGAAACATTCGGTAAAAATTGTCTATGACTACTATCAAAATTAACTATTCGCGATATTTCTTGAATTTCAAATGGATTTTTTTTACCTTGAACAACACCTTTTGGAGCATACGTTTGATCTAAAGGTTTTCTCACTTGCCCAATAATATTTTTTTCTTTATTTATAATTTGATTTATTTTAGCTTTTTCTTGCTCTTCATTTTGACTTTGAAATCTGTCTGTTAAAACTTTACCCGCTTCACTTGTCTCTTTTTCATATACTTCAGTCCATGTCTCAGCATTAACATTTTCTGAATGTTCTAACAAGCGTTTTTCAGCATTATCAAAAAAAATTAAATGTTTTTCTTGATTTTTAAATTTTCTTTTTAACTCTAAAATTCGTCTATTTATTATACCTTTGTTAATAGGAATATATTCAAAATTCAAAATAGCAGCTAATTCTTCAATATCATAATTATAAACATTAAAATCTGTTTTTTTCTCCTCTTCTTGTTGTTTTTTGATTTGAGATTCCCTCCTTTTTATATAATTTTCAAAATGTCTTGTATTATTTGTTTGTTGTAGTCCATCTTTCAAGTCTTTATCATATTTGTTATTCATCGATTGATTTGTGTTTGATTGGGTTTTTTCATTTTTCCAATCTCCATACTTGTTTTTATCCATTAATATATATACTTTATAATTTATTAAATAATAAAATTAATAATTTATAAAGTGTCTTTTTTTTAGTGCTTTTTTTCAAGTTCGTTTGTTCTGAAAATTGAATAACATATACTATAATAATAATGAATTATAAAATAACTAAATCAAAAATGTCCGAATCAAAAACGTCTGAATCAACTGAATCAAAAACGAATAGTGAATGTCAAATTTGTTGCGAAACATTTAATAATTCTACGAAAGCCAAGGTGTCGTGTGGTCATTGTAATTTAGATGCTTGTAAAAAATGTGTTAGAATGTATCTTCTTACCACCACTTCAGGAGCACATTGTATGGGATGTAAAAATGCTTGGGATAGAGATTTTACTCAAAAATCATTAAATAAATCATTCTTTAATGGTAGTTTTAAAAAAAGACGAAAAGAACTTTTATTTGAAGGTGAGAAAGCAAGATTTCCAGAAACGATGCCAGCTGTTGAAAATTATAAAAATATCCAAGTATGGCAAAAAGAACATGATGAATCTCAAATAGCAATCGACCAATTAAGGGAAAAATTATGGGAGATGGAAAGAGAAAAAAGAAAACTTGGTAATAATATTCGTAGAGCTAAAACAGGTGAAATTATTGATAAAAACAATCAAAGTAAATTTATTAGAAAATGTCCTGCTGATGCGTGTGAAGGATTTCTATCATCTGCCTGGAAATGTGGTGTATGTGATATTTGGGCGTGTTCCAAATGCTTTGAAGAAAAAGGTTACAATAAAGATGCCGAACATACTTGTAACGAGAATGACTTGGCGTCTGCGGAGTTAATTAAAAAAGAAACAAAGGGTTGTCCTTCTTGTGGTACTCGTATATTCAAAATTAGTGGTTGCGACCAAATGTGGTGTACGGCTTGTCATATTGCATTTTCCTGGAGAACTGGTATGCGTGTTAATGGTGTTATTCATAATCCTCACTTTTATCAGTTTCAAAGGGAAGGTGGTGGAGCCGTTGTACAAAATCCTGGAGCACAAATTTGTGGTGGGTTACCTACATATATGCAACTCAGGGATAGAATCAGAGCACTTCGACTGAACGCGGTATTTAGAAAGTGGTCTCCTATGACTTTTAATAAATTATGTGGCAAAGAAAATAATCATTCATATAATCGTTATACAAGATATGATCTTGCTTGGTATGATGGAATGTTCAGAAAAGATATACGAAATATCCATAGAGGAGCACAACATTTCCAATATGCTATTCTAGATAGATTTAGACAACATTGCCAACATGCCTTAGATAATAAAGAATTAAGGATCAAATTTATATGTGGAGAAATTGACGAAGATAAAATGAAAACTCAATTAATAAAAAAGGATACACAATATAATAAAAGACAAGTATTATTACATGTTTATGAATTGATGGGAGCTGTTTACACCGAATCTCTTATTGGTATCCATAATACGATGTTAGAGTTTATTAATGAAAATAATTTTATTCAATATTCACCTAATCAAAGCCAGGAAGATAATGTTTTACAACTCTCACGCGTCCAAAAATGTTTGAAAAATATTCATACAAATATTATGAAAGTAGAAAGAGTGAGAATTTACTGTAATAATGAATTGTTTAAAATTAGTGGTATTTATAATCAATCTGTTGATATTATTGATGGAGAATATTCTACCCCAAAATTTAATAAAGAGAGATGTAAAAATGAGTTAACTAAAAAAAATTGTGGTGAATTACAACTTGAATATGTATATAATAATGAACGCCAAAAATGGGGTATTAAATGGGAAGATGGATATCATAGAAGACCTATTTATATGTAAATAGGTCACTAAACCACTTATAAATAAAATGTTGAAGATTTAAATTTTTTTTTAAACTTTGACAAATATGACCTTTCTTATTTTTACCACAAATAGAACATTTTTTAGGATTTGATTTATTATATGATATTTCTTTACTTCCTTCTGTTAATATTCTATTCCAAGGTATTATTACACAACCTTGACCTCTTTTAAAATGCTTATAACCATAAAATAAAATATTTTCTAAAAATCGCAAAACTATTTTTGCTTTTTCTTTTGATTTTATAATATCATTTCTTGATATAAAATCAGGGCTTTTGTAAATAAATTTATTTAATCTATCGTCATCGTACATCCTACTTCTATTTGAATATACCACTTCATTTTTTATTTTGCCTATTCCCATAATTTTATTAATATCATTATTCATTTCGATGATATAAATATATTTTTTACTAGGTATCTTTATAGACAACGGTTTATCTAATCCATAAGCACACCCTTGGTGCTGTTTTCTTTGTTTCCACTTAATATTTTCCAAATATGTTTTATTATTAAATCTTACCGATCCAATAAAGAAATCATGTTCCATTTTATATTATAATTCTCTCCAACTTTATATTTATCAATTTTTAACTAACATAGATATTTCATATAATTTCATAGAAATAGATTTTCCTTTGACTTCTTTCATTAATTTTAAATCATTAGGATCTTTTAAATATAATTCTAACATCATATATTGAAAGTCTTTATAATTGTTATAGTAATTACAAGCTAACTCTTGTATTTCATCATGTTTTTCCTGTAATTCTTTTGGGAATTTTCCTATACGGTTATAACATTTCGCATATTCTTTTGTTTTGTTTAAATGCATCAACATAATCACAATAGAAGGTAAAAATGTTTTCACTTCTTTTTTATTTTCTAACATTTCTTTTAGATGTTTTGCATTACAACTCATAAAGGTTCCGTATGCTTGTTCGAATTTATCAAATATTCTTTTTTCCTTTTTGTGTTTTTTTAATTTCAATCTTTTAATAGCTGTATTTTCTAATGCTGCCTTTAAAAGAATAACACTATTATGATCTCCATTTTCAAAAGCTTTGTTTGCTAATGATAAATAGAAACTTATATTGTGTCTTACTTTTACAAGAGTGTTGGGTTTATTATCTGTGACAAGTATTAAATAAACAAGATTGGCAATAGCATTATTAAAAAACTCGGGTATTTTTGATTTTTCTCTATCTGTTAAATATGAATATAATCCGCAAGTGCTTTTACGAAATGTTTTTGTTGATTTTTCTAATTTGATATCAAAATCTGTAGTAAAAAGATTTGATATCAAGCTCTTTAAACAATGTTTTTGTATACAACCTTCTTCCATACCTATATTAAATAAATCTTGACCTTCTAATGAAAGAGTTCTTGTTTTCATATAATTATTATATTTAAATTACTTTTATACCTATTCTTTGATACTCTCTATAACCAACTGATATATAATCAGTTTTATAGTTTTTTGACAAACATTTTTGAATAATGCCTTCTCTGTCAGCATAAACAATTTTTTTGATTCCTATCTCTTGTATCTTAGACAAGCAATTCGAACAAGGTGCTGAATAACCTGATATATTTTCAGTTGATGATTTATATCTTGCTATGTAAAGAGTTAGTTTATTCATTTTTCGACGTAATTTAGCGTCATAAAACATACCGCCCTTTTTTCCGTCTCCGGAAAGCGTTGGGGAACAAACTATGAATTGCCGCTATTTCTCCGTGACCCGAACAACGCACTTCATCTCCATATTTATTACGATGACTATTAATATTCATCGATAGAACTTTACTGCCACTACAAATAGCCGCAGCTACTTTGGTATTTTGAGGAGAAAGACTGGCTTCCACCAACAACTTGTTGATTATACGATTTTGAGTGTTTGACATACTTGATATTATACATTATTATATTATGTTTAATATCATTCAATTTTCTAATATAAACAAGAACTCTTTATATTTCTTATAGTCTTGGCATCACAAAATTGACATATATCTTTATTTAATAACCTAATAGGAGCACAAAATCTATAACTTACTCGATCATTATAATATTCTGATGATGTTTTGTTATAAATATATTTATGATGAGCGTTACAAGTCATTAAATACGAGCATATTTCTTGTTCTATTTCTTTTGGAAGGTTATCCATATATATATATATATATTAGTTGTTTTTCTATTTTATTTTTCTTAAAAAACTTTGTGTAGGTCGTAAATAGTTAGGTTTTTTTTTCTTACGCCTTTTTCTCTTTTTAATCTTTTGATTTTTAATAAATTGTTTATAATATTTTTGTATTGTTTTAATATGTTTAATTGTAGTTTTTGGTAAATTATCTCCATAAGTTCTAACGCTAAAATTAGTATATATATTGATATATTCATCCCAATTTGTAGCTCCCATACTGCTATTACAGTCTTTACATATAGGTAGTAAATTACCTATTGCGATTTCTCCTCCATTAGCTTCGGCAGTTATATGACCAGCGTGAAAGGTATTACAATATGTAAATGGAGTAATAGAATTTTTCCAACAACAAAAACATTTTGCTTCAATAAAATTTCCAATATAAGTTTTCCATACATCAAAACGTACTTGAGGAGAAATTTTTTTCTTTCTCTTTTTTGGTGTAACTGTTTTATCGTTTCTTTGATTTTTACATTGATGATTTGTAAATCCAGTAAGGGTTTTATATTGTTTATTGCATTTATCACAAGACCATGAAGTATCCATATATATATAAATATTGAGCCTGGTTTAAGTGTCTTTTTTTTAGTGCCTTTTTTTTAGTGTCTTTTAAAAGGTTAAATATTTTTTTTTATGAAAGTTTGTTATATAATTTCTCTCCAACTTATCTAATTTGAAGTAGTCAAAAAGTGTTTTATCTGTTATTTCTTCAGGAAAGTCTTCAATCTTTGTAATATCTGGTAACATATCAAAGATATGTCTTTCTAGATATTTCATTCGGTATCTTGTTGATTCAAACATAGTTATAATAAAATTTGTGGAGAGAAATTGTTTTAATTTTATAAATTCACTTTCGTTTTTATTTAAAATTACATAATTATCACGATTAGAAATACCAAAACACCCACTAATATCAAGAAAGGGGAATCCATACATTTTATGCGCTAATACTAATTTGGGTTTTTCATAGTATTGACATCTTATATTAGAAAAATTTATAACAAGTTGTGGTTGCAACCCATTAAGTCTGCAAGTCTTTATATTGGGGTAGGGAGTTTCTTTACAAAGTTTGGGACCAACAACTAATCCCTTGTATCCTGGTCTCATATTCGTTTTTTTCACCTTTATACGCCCTACTTTTTCTACAAAAGGTAAAAGTTTTTTAATAATAGATACACCAAATAATGGTAATGAAAAAGATGTATCCATTATGAATCTCCTAATCGGTTTAAAATTTATATATTTACTATGTATTTTATCATATATTTTGATATTTTGAATCAGATGATTTTCCGGTGGTCGTCCAATTACAGGTTCTCCATGATGATATTCTGGTCGAATACCGCCATGTTGTAATCTTTGAAGTAAAAAATAACAAGTAGGTGTTTGACCATTACCGTGAAACATTTTATTTGATTCTGTATTATTGAATGTTTTTATATATTTGATATTGTATCTTAATATTTCCTCAAACATATAATGGTCATATTTCATCCAAATGGATGGTGTAATAAATAGTAAATATCCTCTACCTTTTAAATGAAGCTGTACAGCTTTTTTCACAAACCATCCCCAACACCCTTTACCTTCTACTTCTACCCAATTATCATCTTGTATAATATTCATTTTACTTGTATTATATGGTGGATTACCTATAATCATATCATATTTGCGAAACCATTTTTGTGGATTTTCTGGACATTTCAAAAAATCTACATTAAAAACATTAGATTTCTCTCCAAATAATTGTTTAAGAAGTGGAATAAATGTAGAATTTATCTCCGTCATATAAATCATATTAGTTATTATATGATTATGTCTTTTCTTATCATCTGGATAAAACTCTTTTAACCCTTGAAATAATTTTTTATATAGAACAATACAAAAATATCCTCTACCAGCACAAGGGTCTAACCATTTTAATGTGGGGTCTTTGAAATATTTATTAGGAATCAAATCTAACATATTATTAATAATTTTAAAATCAGTATGAACTTCTCCATTTTTTTCTTTGTTTCCCTCAGTTATTGTGAAATCTTGCGAATAGGTTTCTATATTAATATCATAAACAGACATTAGTATAGATATATCTTTTCTTTTATTTATTTTGTAATAAATTTAAAAGGTTATTTAATTTATTGTCAATATTAGACAAAGAATTGTTAATGAAATTTCTCTCCATTTTACTAATAGCATCATTCAAAAAGGTATTAATCTCTTTTTTTTTAAAGGGATCTAATGAAGTAAGCTTGAATATCTTATTTCTAACAATAATAGCACTTGATTGAATATCTTTAAAAGTATAATCTTTTTCAAGATTTAAGATATCTTCTAATTCTTGTATATTATAATGAGTAATATTAAGATCAATATTTAAATCAGTCATATATTATAAGTCTTCATTTTTTAGTAATGTATTTAATTTTTCGATAGTCCAAAATTGTATAGCAACTGCTGGACCTGTTTTCAACCAAGTAGAAGCCAATCCTCTATAAAACCCAGTAATACCTTCTAATTTAAATATTTTTCTACATGAATCAAGAATACCGTTATATTTTGGAACGGTTTTATCAAATCCTTGAAGTTGTAATCTTCTTCTAACCAAATCAGTAGGATATGTAATAGAAATGGAAAACAATCCAGCAAGACCCCCACCTACTAACTTGGAGTCAAAATATGTATCTTTAATAATAGAATTAAAATAATAATAAGAGGAATATTGTATGCCACTAAACCCACCAAAACCCATAAGACTCATCTTTGAACCTTGATACAATTGTTTTAATGGAATTTTCCTTAACGCATCTAAAACACCTTTGTATTTATTTTTGTTAGTTTGTAAAGATAAATATGTTCTAGTAGTTTCTAAAGGATATGTAGCTAACATACTTATACATCCCGCAGTACTTCCCGCAGCAAAATTAACTATATTTTTGTTATCAAAAGTCTTTTTGAAATATGGTTTTGTTTGACGAAATATACTATAATTAATAGCAATTTGTGGAAAAACTCTAATACAATTAGTTCCATTTCCTTTCCAAAAAAAACGAAAACCTTCATTTTTATAAACATCTTTCAAAGTTGAATTTGGAATAAAATAATTTTGTTTTTGTATTCTATTTAATTCAATTGGAGCAACAAGAGTTCTAGAAATAATTCCACTAATACCACCAATTATAAAATCAATAGACATATAATATATACTAATTTTATGATTTTAATTAATTTTTCCAAATAACATTGTAGCAGGAGAGCTCAACCATTCCAAATAACATTCGTCAGCACAAAATCCATATACTTTTTTCCCTATTTTTGCTTTACGAACCAGGCATTTTTCATTTTCAATATATTTAAAACAACAACTACAATAAATATCTTTTAGTTTGTATGGTTTGTGTGGTTTGCGTGGTTTGCGTGGTTTGTGCATTTTAGGTGATGAAGGAGGAGTATGTGAGGGAGTATGTGAGGGAGTATGTGAGGGAGTATGTGATGGAGTATATGGTTTTTTTACTACTTCCCCTTTTTCTCTCCACCAACATTGTAACGACTCAATTATACTTTCCATAATATAATTACAAACTATTTAAAATTTAAATAATGTATAATACAAATGTATTCAATTAAAAATGAAAGTATGATAACCAAAGAAAGGGATATGGAAAAATATGTGAATAAATATAAATATTTAGTTGTATTCCCTGATAAAAAAGGAGAATTATTTAAATCATTACGCGATATCCAAGAATCCATCAGTATTGATTCTTCAACAATATCAAAAAAATTAAGTAATAACGAACATATATTTATTGCGAAAGGCAGCCAATATATATTTTATATTAAACAAGTAACTTAACAATCAAACACTCTCCAATTGATCATGTCCCACACGCACTACCCCTGGTTCCTCCTCCCAAGGCAAACAAGCATACATCCCAAAAGAAAAAAGTTCCAATAAAAAACAAACAAAATTATAAATGGGTAGCCATATAATTTCAATTCCTCCACCCGTCTTCTTTCTCTTCTTCTTCTTCTTTCTCTTCTTTGTAACCAAAAGTCTTAATAAGATATTACCTAAAACCCACACAAAAAATACAGTAGAAAAATAAGTTTTTACCAAATGTATTAAATAAACAGAATTAATCATATATATTTAATTATATTTATATTCATCGTTGAACCCTTTATTTTTCTTGTAAAAAGCTCCAAAGATTCTCTTTATGCTATAGTTTTTTTACTTAATCTTTTGTATCACGTTTTTGTTTTTTAATAACAGTTAATAAAACTTGAGAAGTTTCTACAATTTTTTCATACGCTGATTGGGTATTTTTAATAGTAGTATCAACTGTTTCCAATTGTTTTGTTTTTTTACGAATACTAGATTCTAAACTTGCCTTTTTATTATTATGATTATCTAATTCTTTTTGTATTCCTACCAGCTCT